CTCATATGGTTCTGGTGGCAGTGGTAAGGGAGGATCTCTTGGAGGTCTACTGACTAAAAGTGGTGCCAATCAAAGATTCTTGAATGTGCCAGATAAGTTTCTGATTCAATTTATTAGAGTTGGAGAAGATTCATTATCATCACAAGCACTTGATCACTTCAAGATTGATTACTGTGTATGTACCGCTATGAGTGTAAACTATACTCCAGATGGTCAATATGTCGCAATCAAAAATGAACGCTTGAAGAAAGCGTACAGAGCACAGAACAAAAATCTAAGTTCTGGTTCTCCAGATAATATGACTCAAGGTCAAGCACCTGGGATGATCTATGTCCCTGCAATTACCTTAGATCTTCAGTTTACTGAAACATCTATCATCACTCAAGAAAAAGCAATCGCTGGATACTAATGCCTGCATATTTCTCATATCTACCTAACATTTACGTTGGCACGGGAACATCCTCAGATGCCAAGCAAGAGTATGTTGTTGTCAAAAATATCTTCCGTAGGGTAAAAGCACGAGAGGATCTAAACAAATATACTGAGTTCTTTGAACAAGTATCTATTGAAGATGGGCAAATGCCATGGCAGATTGCTGAAGAATACTATGGAGATCCTGAACTAGATTGGGTTGTACTCCTCACCAATAATATCATTGATATGTATGGTCAATGGCCCGTAAGTAGAAGGGAATTGGAATACTATACATCGCAGAAATATGATAACGTAGATGGAGTTCATCATTATGAAACTAATGAGATTAAATGGAACGACATTGTAATGGTTGAGAAGGGAACTATTGTTGATGAATTTTTCTCTTACAAAAACCCAGATGGAACTGTCATTAGTGGTCTAAATGCAAGACTGCCTGTAAGTAACTGGGAACATGAATATTTTCAGAATGAACTTAAAAGAAATATCTACATTACACTTCCAACTGCATTAGATGCATTCATTGAAGAATTTGATGATTTGATTGGATACGAAGCGAGTGATGAACTTGACGAGAATGGTGTTAAGAAGACCAAATTGTCTATCTCAAGTAGGTTCCTGAGCAAATCAAGTGGTGGTGGTATTGGTCGTCAATACACTGCAACGTATACTGGAACTGGTAGAACAATCACTAATCTACAGGTTGCTACATCAGGTAGTACTAGTGGTGTATCATTTACGACTGTTCAGGCAGACGCTTCAACAGGAATACAAGTTGCTTCATCTTCCTCCTCAAGTGGAAGTACAGCATCAACCTCTAGCAGTAGTTCTTCCTCTAGTAGTAGCAGTAGTAGTAGTTCTTCTAGTAGCAGTAGTTCTAGCAGCGGTAGTTCTGGAAGTTCTGGTGGTGGATACGGCGGATATTAGATACTAAAAAACCTCCCCTTGGGGAGGTTTTTTTATGACATGAGGTTAGGTTTCTTATTCTTTTAATACTCTTTTACAGATACGTTTACAATACTGCTGGGTATCATCACATTCAATTAGACAATCAAAGTAATCATTGATCAACTGATGCTGTTCAGTTGAATAGTCTACTGTTGATGCAAAATGATTCCATGACGCTAATTGGTTTTGGGAAATTAGATTGTGCATAATGCTCCGTTTCAAGGTATAACCATAATAAGTCTTTTTACATGATCACCTTGCAACTGTACTATCTATATGAAATGTGTTGGAATTCTAACGGAATATATAAGACTTATTTTTAGTATATACTGCTACACATTTAATATTAATTTAGGTTAACCCCCATCAATCTGGCAACCCGCTAGAGCGCCGCCGACGATCCCCGTAGGGATTGCCCACCAGCGACCGTCTCCACGCGACAGAGCGGCACCTAGACCCCCTCCAGCGATCCCTCCAATAACACTACCTTCAATGCATGAATTGTCATCGGTCTTACTCTGCTTACGCTCAGTTGGTACTGGTCTGGGAGTGTACGAATGACTATGACGGTGGTATCCACCATTGTGACGATTGATGCATCTATGCCAAGGAAGTCTTCGGAAATCTTTCATCTGACTTCCATCGGAGTATACCGTGACACTAACCAACTCTTTAGTACAAGTTGACCAGTCTTTTTCAGCAATGTAATCATAACGATTAATAACATGCTTGCTACGGTGGTGTGCATATGCAGGACCACCGAGAACAGTAGCGAGTAGAAGGATCGGGAGAAATTTCATCAGTAAATTACTATAGGTCTAGATCAATCTTCAGATGCCAACGATGCAAAGTAGTTCATTACATCGTCATCGTCTTTTACTGGAGCAGCAGCGACAGTTTTCTGTTGAAAGGAGTCAATTTCAGCAGTCCAATCTGGTGCTTGTGCAACAGCCATCTCTGGAGTATTGTATGTTCCACGTCCTTCAGATTCATCCTCAAAGGACTCATCTTGACGAGGAGTTTCTTTACGGCCTTTCAGAACAGAAGTAAGTCTAGCATTCAGTTCATCATAACTCTTGAAGTTAGAATCATCAGTGAATGCAGTCAGAGAATACTGCTTGTTCCATGCAGATTCAATTTCAGAATCTTCACCGCCAAACAAGGCAGATGGAGTAGCAAACTCAGACTTATCATAGTTCCAGTAACCGTCTTTCTTGACGATCTTCAGTTTGAAATCAGCACCACTCCAGGGATCAAATACATTGACTGGAGTTTCGTCTTCAAACTGTGGTTGCATCGCTTCAATGATCTTGTCAAAGATCTTCTTGCCAAACTTATAAAGCTTTACTTGACCATCGTTTTCGGGATGCAGGGGATCCTTTACTACAAGGATGTTAGCGTAGTAGGAGAGTTTACGCTTTTGCTTACGTGCAACTTCTTTATCGGAATCTCGTCCAGAGTTCCAGAGTTGACGATTGAGTTCACCTACGGGATCTTTCTTGTTAAGAGTCGTGAGAGAGTTCTCAATGTACCAACCACCTGGTCCTTGGAAAGCATGACTCCAGATCTTAGCGAAAGGAATATCTTCTCCGTCTGGAGCAGGAAGAAAGCGAATAACAGCGTAACCATTGCCGCTTTTATCCAGTTCGGGTTTCCAAAGACGCTCGTCTCCACCGCCTCCACCGCCTGTGGGGTTGGAGATTTTTTCAATCTCTTGGGTGAGTTTTGCAAAGGAACTTGCACTGGACTTTTTTAGATTAGAAAATGACATTTAGAATGTTTGTATTTGGTTTATTGCTACTGTATAGACGTAGCGTTCTATTTAGGCAATGGTGCTTCCCAGTCATACTTGCGTTGCCAGGGAGGACTCGTAACATTCTGGTCCAACATGAAGTTGGCAGACAGAGTGATTCGTTTCTCACCTTGCTTATTGTAGTACGGCATGACCCAATGTGTCAAGTTTGCTGGGAAGATCAGGAAACGTCCAGGACTAGGATCACCAACAACAAACTCATTGATAGCGAATGGTTGTGGGGATCCCGACAAGAAGGTGGTCTTGCCGTTGTTTCTCCATGGAGTTTCCGACTCTGGGAAAATAGTGCTCATCTCCGTTGGTACATCTAAGTATAGTATGGAACTCAGATCACAGTTGTGGATGTGTGGCGGATTAAAATCTGGACCAGGGGACGTGAAATTCACCCAAGCATTCACTAGACGCAACTCGGTATGGATCTCGGCACCATCACCATCAGATCCCTGGTTAACGCGAGCAGCGTTATATGCAATAGGGGTAGAAGGTCCAATACGCCCCGCAGCACTCAATTCATTTAGATATCTCTGCACAAAAGGAGCGAGCATTGGTGTCAATACAGTTTGTGAAAATTCTTCACTACACCATACTTCTCTTTCAATGTTACCCACCAGTCCCATACTAGCATCATCACGTTGCTTAGAATTTGCATGTTCTAAGATGATGTTGCGGTCTTCTTCGGAAATAAATGCCGCATGAATACCAGGACCGAATGGAAAGATAGTATTTCCAACTACGGCAGGTTGTGCATTTTCAGGTGAGTTCATGTAATTCTATCTCTGGCGTTGTTGAGGTGTTGGATCATTTGGTCAAAGCAATCTCCTAGATCACGATAACCAAATGCCTGGGACATTAGATTAATACGTGTCTTAAGGTCTGATGCCTCAGTGTCTTCCATAGCAGCAAGAGCAAGTCTAGTATAGAACAATTTTTGCTTTTCTATCAAAGACTTAGTATTTTCTATATGTTCTAGACGTTGCTCTTTATTCATGCCAGATAGTTTATTCTGCATGTGAGCAAGTTTCTGATATGTTTTAAAAATACCACTGATTTCTTCTTGTACGTTATCAGAGTGAAAAAATCCTTCTTCAGTCATAATTTTCTATTCATTGTTTCTAAAACTACTTTCTTATATTTCTTACAGTCAATGTTAAGAAAGGGTGCGTACTTAACTATACGCATACTAGTATCTTGCCATATAGGATCAGTTAACACCTTATTGAAATTGTCTACAAATCCTAGGCAATAGTTCAATACAACCAGTGTTTCTAAACTAATCTCGTTTCCGTAGTACCCCTTAATTAATATGGGATGCTTACCAGATTCAGCATGAAATAAAGTATCAAAACTTTTTTCATATGGTTGCTCAATCTCATTGAGCAGTGTGTCAATATCTTGTTTAAATTTGTACGTGAAAGACTCTTGTTTGGTCTTCCATTGGGAATAATTACTTTCTTTGAACTGACGGATATAGTCTGCACCCATAATAAAGTTGGATACAAAGTAATATAAAAGTTCGTTACTATCTTTCTTTGTTGCTAGTTTCTTAAACGTGTAGATGTCTTTACGTTTATTGAAAGCAGATTCAGATGCTCTTGTTTTGCCATTGAATCTGAAAAAATCATAATCTAATCTAGTAAAATGTGATCTCACAGCGAGATACATTTTATAGCATTCAAATCCTGTCACAGGGGCAAGATACCTCTACTGCTACGCTTCATGTAATTAAGTTGTTGAGCATCATTTCTCAACTTTTCCTTCAGTGGTTTTGATAGTAGTTTGGGGACAGACTCAATCTCAATCTCGTTATC